GCCTTTACGTACGAACAGTTAGATGATGCACAGAAGCAGCAATTACACGAAGAAGTCAGACATTTCGATGGTGTTAATAGTGTTACATTCCCAGGTTTTGATGGGAACAACGAGGGCAGACTAATGAGTATTGCTTATATATTGAAGAAGATGGATCGCTTCAATAAGCAAGATATAACCAAGAACGCTCACATGCCTACAATTGCTATTTATCGCAGAATGCTTGATGTTTTCCTCCCAGCACGTGCCGATATGATACCTGGTGTCGGAGTAAGCTATGAAGCCTTAAAAAATACTTTACTGGCGAGAGTTCATCCAGACTATCGATAATCCATTAAGCTGTGGTTTTTATGATGCCTGCCTAACATCTTATTTCCCTCTGGGGATGGCTTTCATGACATCCCCTGTTATGGTAAACATCATTTACGCTCTTGTTCTACCTGTCGTATGCCCGCAAAATTATTGTTACCTTTCTCAATTACTGCAAGCAGCGGCTTAATCCACAAAACAGCCTGACAATACGTCATTGAGCTGGTGGGAGCGGAACTATCATCGGCTGTGTTAATTCTTTCGGTATCGGCGTGCATTGCGCTGGAACGTAAACGGTACGCGTATTCGAGCAGCCCACCAGCAATGTCAGCAGGAACAGGCAGATCACAGTTTTTTTCACGGCGGAGAATCTCCCGGTATTCGATTACGGTTTCTTCGGTGCTGGTGTCGATCAGGGAGTTAAGCCTGTTGGCATGTTCGGCTACCTGATTGAACCGATTAAAGTTGAATGCCTGGGTAGCGATCACTTGCCCCTGTAAAGAGTTGTCGCTTCGCAGAACGTCGTTATCGCTCTGAAGGTTCCTGGCGTCCGAGCAGCTCTTAACGAGGGCGACCGAAAGGCCAGCAACAACCACTACGAAGATAAGAGACGGGTTAATTCTCATAAGTCCAGCCCCAGCACGCCAGCGCACTTTCCTGGTCCCGTCGCTCAACCTGACCATAGCAGCCATTCTTTTGGCCTTTGGTTAGTCGGCAATCACGGCCCCCATCTTTAATCCACCAGCGGATAGCTTCACAGGCTCCTTTCCGGTCACCAGAATTGATGCGCTTATAGAATGTGGACGGGAAGCATTTACCCGGCCCGATGTTGTACGGGCAAAAAGATGCGATGCCTACCTTCTGCGGCTCTGTCAGAGGCACTTTGATATTGCGATCAACCCAGGCTAATGCCTTATCACGTTCAATAGCGTTAACCTTGCGGCATTGTTCCTCTGTGGCTGTCATACCTTTAACAACACGCCTGCCATCGATGACGGTCACACCGTGACATAAAGACCAGACCCCACCCGGATCAACAACCGCCACCAGTGCATTGCCTTCTTTCTCGCTGATGAACTGGTCAAAAATGAATGGCGCAGATGCACCAGATGCGATTAGTGCCAGCACTGCTGCGCTGAGTTTTGCTTTGTTCGACATCATTCACCCCGCGCAGCTTTGCGGCGATCCGCTTTAATTTGGAAGTACAAACTCGTTAACCACGTCAGCAAACCAAACATGAGGCTACCGAGCACACCAATGGCTGCCCATTGAGATGGGGAGACTTTATCGAGGAGCTGAAGCAACCAGTATCCCGTCCCCCCTCCCGATGCGCCGTATGCAATACCCGTCGTGATTTTTTCCATTCGATACATGCTCTCACCTCGCTGTGTGCGGGTGCCGTTTTGGGAATAAAATAAGCCCGCTTCTGAAGGCGGGCTAATGAGTTGACTATTTGTAAGGTAGGTGTGAGTGAGACCTATGCTCAGGAGTGAAGCTGTATCGGCTGATTCACTATTGGCAAAGGAGAACCACAGAGCATTCAGTTACTTCCCACAACTCAAAGCGTAGCAGCAGTTTGCCTAACCATAAAAAAAGCCTGCGTTTTATGGCAGGCTCTTAAGAAATTTGAATCTTTTATTGTAGTTGTCATGGTGCCCGGTGCCTCCCGGTGAGTCGTTGGCCAGCTATCGTGACTCGCGGGAATGTTTTCCATCGCAGCTTCTGACCGCTGGCTGATTACGCCCCTACGCTGACTGAGATTCACCACAACACTCAGGAGAATACCCCTGGAAAGTGAAATGAATTCTAAACAATGCGTCGCCGTGTGTTTTTTTCAGGCAACTGTGTTTCGAGGTCAAATAATCCACAAATATCATCAGTAGCAATCAGAACTGCATCAACAAATGCCGGGCTTAGCCTGATTTCTGGATGCTGCCTGACAACTTCAGCCAGCACTGCTCCCACGAGAAAATCTTTTTTTAATGTCCGTTGCATTACCACATCCCATAAATTGTCGGAATGTGATCTATAGCACATAAAAACGTTTCAGGGGTTAAACGCCAAAAAGCAAATTTGTGAAGCGCACTCCCTTCCAACAAACCAACCCCGATTAATTGAAAATGCAGGAGTGCTTTTGGATGAGCGCTGAACCAAAAGGTCAATTTTTTCACAGCAATTTTGCAAAAAAAAGCAGCGCCCATTCAAAACAGGGTCGCTTTTCAGTCACTCCGGGTAACCCATCATCGCAGACCGAAAAGCTTTAACTGGAGCGGGCAGCGGGAATCGAACCCGCATCATCAGCTTGGAAGGCTGAGGTAATAGCCATTATACGATGCCCGCATATGGTGCCGACTACCGGAATCGAACTGGTGACCTACTGATTACAAGTCAGTTGCTCTACCTACTGAGCTAAGTCGGCATTGGTCCGCCACCAGGGCCTCGAACCTCGTACTACAACATTTAGTTGCCGCTCTTCCCGATGAGCTAGTGGCGGTCTGGTGGCCCTTGCTGGGCTTGAACCAGCGACCGGGCGATTATGAGTCGCATGCTCCAACCAACTGAGCTAAAGGGCCGGGAGCGAGATGATACACAGGCCAAATTAGCCACGCAAACTCAATGGTAAAAATCAGACGTTTCTCCAAATATATACTCATTGAAAATGATGCGGATCACATAATGTGTACGCACTATAAGTCATATTAAACAATGAATTAGAAATGGGAGGCATCCATGCAACTTTCAGGATTGAAAGAACTACACAAAGACATGAGACGAAATAGTGTTACTCGGACTCAGTTTCAGTACCGGCATAATCAGGTAGCCTTCGATGTGCTGTTTTTCACAGATGGCTCCCCATACAAACTACTTTTCGGCGCTATAGGAGAAAAGTGTTGTTTCGTGGTAAACGTCAAACCGGGCTATTCAATCGATCCCTTCTTACAGCCTAAATCGGCATATAACGACTTATGTCGTGTTTTAGGTATCGAGTACGACCCTAAAAATCCTTTCAGTACTGCAAAATTCTTTCGACACTTTGCAGAAGCAGTTCCACATTCAATAACAACGACCAAAGAACCGAAGACGCCACTAAACACTCAAGCAAATCTTAACGATGACGGAGATAAAATCTTCTTCAGCCATTGGCGAAACAACGGTGACAGCAGCCATGTTACTGGGGCTAACCTTGAAAAAACGCAAAATGCATTTGGAATCGAGATCGCAAACTTCTGCCTAGAGCGGAATATCAGCAGCTGCTGGACTGTTACCGAGAAGAAAAAATGAGGCTGACACTGGATGGTTAAGCTATGTGTCGAAGTGATCACTCTTATCAGGTTACGATACTTTTTGCGTACGCGTTAGCGTTTTCGTAAACTACATTGAATTATTTTTTGAGGGTTAATAACGTGACTGACATCACTTTAAATAATGTTATTGTTCATGAACTCCTTAAAGAGGCTAAGAAGCCTATGATTCCAGGGAAAAGGATGAAGTTTCGAGATACTACGCTTGACTCATCTAACGAAATAGTCCTCAAACTCATCAATGAAATCAATGAACTCTATGGAAAAAAAGGAAATTCTGCATACTATGGGGTTTTCAAAGAAGAGCTAACGGAACGCGGGCCTGTACCTGATGCTATTGAAAGCTATACTTGCCTAGCCAAACCCTCCTCCCAAGATTTTATCGATCTTAGTGTAGGCATAATGAATAAACTGGCTGATGAGGCAGAAAAGCAGTTATGGTCATCTGGAGGGGTGATTGTTTTCGCAGATTATGTACGAGATGGTATTAATTTCTTTTTGGTTACAATGATCAAACAGAAAGAAGGTATACGATTAAGTTCAAAACTTGAACCAGAACTTCTCGAGCAACTCGACTTAACAAAAATAAATCAGGCAGCACGTATTAACTTTGATAAATTCCTTAAATATCAAAATTCATCAGTAATTGATAAACAAGATTTAAGTTATTTAAGCTTCATAAGTACAACTACGCAGCAAACGGCTTCTGGATATTTCATCCTCGCACTAGGGTGCGATAAAGGCATTACATCTAATAATGCAACAAAAAGCCTCCCATCTGAGGTTATGAGATTTTTCGGAAAGCATAATGAAATTAAAACCCATGCCCGTGATTTCAAAAATGAAGTCATTAACTACATTAATAATCAGTTCGAATCTAAAAAACCAGCTAAGCTATCAGACATTTCCGCAATGGCTTACAAACACATGACCTACCTTGATGAGCAAACACGCGAAAAACTGTCTAATGATCTTGTTACCTATTTAAATAGTGAAGAAATTCGTATTCCTGTTGAGTTTAATGTTAGTCGTTCTGGGCTTAACCAACTTTTGAATATTAAATACAAGGGAGATGGTTATAGTTTTAATTTTGAGAAAGCACTTCTGGGCACGACAGGGGATGCTGATATCTGTTATAATTCGGCAAATCAGAGTTTAACATTCACTAAGCTTCCGAAAGACGCAGTTCAGAGTATTGAGCGCGCATTAAAGGAAAAATCACAAACAGGTGACGGAGATGACAAATAACACACCATTAAAGACTCTTGTCGAGTTATATAGAATAGCTGGGAAGCCAGCTATTTCTGGTGTTTATTTGTCTTTACAACTAGATTACTCCCCCAAAGCCGAAACAATCCTTAGGGAGCTAACTTACTCGCCTCGGGCATCTCAATACATTGTAGAGGATGAATTCAGTGCCGATGGTGTTTTTTTACAAAATAACGTTCTTCCAATAGACTGGCAGAGCATATCTATAACACTGAAATTACCTAGAGACAGTGTTCAACGCTTCCATAATTCCATAACTGATTTAATAACATTCTCGTCAGTTAGAAATGGTGAGTTCCCTACCGACTTCTATATTATAGATTTAGATTACCATTCAGAGGATTTTGTCACACCACCTGAAGTCCAAAAGGTTAAAAATGTTTGCAGGTTGATTAAATCATTATCTAAACTGGCACATTACCACGATAGAAAAGCTACAGATGGTGAACCTCGCTTAGTATTCATCCAAGGTTCTGATGGACGGTCCAAATCTGCAATAATACAACCTACAATAACAAATGAAATGCTGGGCTATAACGATATCGATTGCAATATAGTTGAGCAATTACAGGATGATCACTCTATCAATGATGTAAACCACCACATCGAAAAAAGAGGTATATTCCGCAATACTTTGGTTGAATACATCAATGAGAATAATTATAACTTTCAGCAATTAATGGAACATTGGACAGATTTTCGTTTAGCTTATGACAATAATCTTTCTGTATATCTTAGCGGTTTTAATTTCCACAAGGCAAGAAAAGATGTTGCTGCTGCTGAGTTGGATTTCTCAGAAAAAACATCTAAAACCATTAGCGATTTAACAGCCAAGATTTTAGCAATTCCATTATCCATATTAGCTGCTATCGGCATATGGAAAATGAGCGTTTTAACAGAGCAACTGGTCGTAGTCTCCGGGGTTATTTTTACCTCATTAATAATTAATTTAATTATCTCCAGCCAATGGAAACAATTAAAAAGAATTATACATTCAAAGGAGATGGTCTTTAATCCGTTTACTTTAAAACTGAAAAACTACCCGCAAGAACTGCAGGGGGATATTAACAAAGCGATAGACGAACTCAAAAAAAACGAAAGATTCTCATTCAGAGTATTGATATTTTTTTACATCTTATGTTGGATACCGACCGTAGTCGGCATCGCAATTATAATTTATAAATATTTCTTCATGAAATAATCGACAATACGCCCTCAATAAATCCCATCGCAGTCTGCAACTCCTTCCTTATGGTCCCATCAGAACACTTCCGCTTTTTGGCTATCGTTCTCAGTGAAATTCCAATTACGAAATGGGCGATAGTAAGCTCATACTCTTCTGGCTTATACTTCCTCAAACGCGCCACACAACCGTCAATCATGATCCCTTCATCATCATCGCACTGAAGGCGTGATTTCTTACCATGTGGCAGAAGTCCTTTGAATCCGGCTGCGATTGGTTGCCAGTCTACCTCGCTACTATCTGCAGCGGCCCAGGCTCCCCAGCGATCCATAACATCATACATATCACGCATTATTTTTTCCTCCACTTGTTCTTTTTCGCTGATGTGTATCCCCTGAGGGCTAGATTTTTTTAGCAATGTTTCCTGTTCCATACCTCAAACCCTCGTCACATTGCTGGCTTCCCACTCGAGATCAAGCTCGCTTTGCGTCTTACCGACCAAGTAGTTAAATGGTTTTTTCTCGCCTTCCAGGAACTGATGAGAGCGAGAGTCAAAATTGGCTCCGATATCGCCGATCCATCCTTCCCCTTCTCGTTGCTTCAGCAAACGAATCATTGAGGCGGGAAGATTGATTGCGGCCTGTTCATCTTTATCGAGGCTCTCATAGCCCATACGATCCGCTTTTCTCTGCGCCAGCTCACGGGGAATGTTGCGCCAGACGGCCATAACGTTGTCGGGCATGTCAGTCAACGCACCGGTGCCTTTTACGTCCATCTTTCCGGTTGGAGCGGAGTCGTTTGTTTTTCTGGCGTGGGTAACCAGCAGGACGTGACAGTTATGCTCGTTCTTGAAGTCGCACAGCGTATCGATGAAGTCCTTCTGACCTGTGTAGTCTTCTTCATCTAAACCACATTTAGCTAGGTTATCTATGACGAACAGCTCAATGCCATAGCGACGCCGGGCATATGCAAAAATCTCAAGGAGCCGTTCTGCTTTGGCCGTTCCGGTAAGTTTGAATACCCAAAGGCGGTCAGAAAACCATTCGTTGGTCATAATGATTTCTTCACGCTTCGGTGAGGAAGTGCAGATGGTTTGCCGCGTGAGTCGGGCAAGCATTTTGCCTGGTTTAAGCTCCAGAGAAGCAATACAGGTCCTGACGCCCTGACTCATCGCATCAATCGCGATATGTCCAACGAGCTCTGTTTTGCCATGCCCATTCACGCCATTGACGAGGGTCAGCTCACCGGCACGGAATTTAAAGTTGTTGTTCAGCGAAGCCCATGGGCTTGTAAACAGACCGGTATCCCTATGTTCGAATGCCTCGATAGTTTCCTGAAGCAAATCCGCCGCTGAGCAAAGCTCATCTGGATCGAAGAATTTAGCTCGCTCCATGTATTCCAGAATGGATTCGCTATCCATGCCCTTCATCAGGCAATCGTTGATATCTTTGTGCGGAAGTTCAACCATGCGGCAACGATGCTCACCAAGACGTCTGGCGATTTCTTTTGCAGCTTCACGGCCTACATCGTCGTTGTCCAGGCACAGCCAGATTTCCTGGAAGCGATCGAGGTTGTGGTATTCATATTCAATCCACTGCTGCTTGGCACCCTTCCCACCGCCAAATGGAACAGACAGGGCATCATAGCCAAGCTGCGTGAAGGTCATGCAGTCAATCTCACCCTCGCACAACACTACCAGGCGGGTGTTTTTATCCAGAGCCTGCCAGCCAAACAGACATGGTTCACAATCAGCTTCAGCCATGATCAGCTTTTTGCCGTTTGGCCGTTCGGTACCAATACGTTTTATCTGAAGCAGTTCGCCGTTCCGGATGTACGGGAATGCCACGGCAGGCACCTCGCGGTTTTCTTCGTGGTACCAGACCACCGCATCTGTCACTTTAAAACGATCGGCCGTTTCACGGGTAATGCCACGTGAAGCAAGGTAGTCGTAGCATTTGCTGGCCGATTTAACACCCTTCCTCGTCGGACGCGAGAACGTTTTTTTCTTCGTTTCGAAGTGGTGATCGTCATCTTTCAGGCCAAGAAACTCTTTCGCCTCTCGCATCGCATCGTGCAACTGGCAATTACGCACCAGCACCCAGAGATCCAGCAGGTCACCACTGTCTCCGCTGGCGAAATCAGCCCATGACTTTTTACCACCGATATTAACCTTGAGGCTTTTACCTGAGTCACCGTTAGTATTGCCGGCACACCACTCTTTCCCCTCCAGATGTCCTTTCGGAAGGAGAAATTTCGCGACGCGCTCGGCGTTATCCCATAGTTTTTCTGAAAGTTCAGCAGGGGTCATCAGACACTCCGTAAATCAAATTTGATAAAGCACCACGTAACGAATCCCTCTCGCAGAACGCCGTGGTTATATCCGGCCACCAGCACACGCTTGAGGAGTAACTTCATGGGCGGTACCCGCCACGGTTCATGCGATCGATCGCTGACTGATTGATAAACACCTCAGCGGAGCCGTCATCAGACTTTGCGTACCACTCGTAACGAGACTGCTCTTGTCGAGTAGGGGCTTTGACAGCTGGAGTCTCTACCAACCATGCTTCATCGAAATGCCTGTCCGGTCCGAAGAACGTCGCAGCCTGCTTAACGAATGAGGTACCGATCTTTCCTTCAGAAGCCATGAAGGATGCATAGCGTTTGACACCAGCCAACATCGTCTCTGGTTGAACGCCCTGCTTAATACGTGCGTTCCAAGCTTTGAATGCGCTTAGCTTGTTATTTCCACCGCTACGTTTTGGGTATGCCTGCCAAGCTTCTTCGAATGCAGGAGAATAGTCAGTTGAAGATTTCATTTTCGGTGTGTCGGCTTCAGCCGATGCACCAAGAGGTTTATTCTCTGTATTAATCTTCTGTGTAGTCTCCTGGTAATCTACTGTATGAATGGATGCGGAATTTCCACATGACTGCTCGTTGGTTTTCCCCACACCTGCATGCTGGTTTTCCGCATCACTGTTTGCGGAATTTCCGCATCCTTGTTTGTTGGTTTTCCCCACACCTGTATGTTGGCTTTTACCGACAAGAAGCTCTTCCAAACGCTCCTGATTTACTCTGAAATATAATTTCGCTGGGATGCCACGCTTTGCTTCTTCCAGTACGCCACAGGAAACCAGTTTTTTACGAGCGCCTTCCTGCTCGTAACGGGTAAGCCCTGTCTCTTCCTCGAGATCAGCCTGGGTTTTATAAAACCATTGCCCTTCCATACGGTTTTGCCAATAAACGATCTGTGACAGGAGCAAGGCCCCGGTAATACCAACACCCAAGCGCACAAAGGACCTCTGAAAAGCAATAGGACGATCAACGAGCTGTAAGAATTGACTCACTGTATTACCCTCCCAAATTGCTATTAACAGTTGCTGGTTCTCGATGCATCACTTGCTACCTTTGATGTGTGGAACGGGAAAAAGTCTTGGTTTATCTGGCCTCAGCTCATGTGCTGGAATCCCTGTCACTTCTGCAACGTCAAGAACATAATCGGTGCCGACCCTACCAACTTTTTTCCAGTAGGAAACGGATGGCTGTTTAACACCAACCGCCCTCGCTAACGCGTGAACACCGCCAGCTATATCGATAGCTTTCTCTACTGCAGTTTTAGTCATTTAGATGCCCTCTCGTAATTGCTATTAATAAATGATAGCAATAGCTATTAATGCAAGCAATAGACATACTTATCATTTGGACATAAAATGCAATAGAGGAGACTATGAGATGAAGAAAAACGAATTACTTACGTTGGGCGAAAGACTCAATTACGCAATGTCTCAAGCAGGTATGAGTCAAGGTATGTTGGCCAAGCAAGCAGGAATGGCTCAGCCTACTATCTGGCGAATAGCCACAGGGAGGGCGAATGGTTCGTCCAAGATACTTGATATAGCGAGAGCCCTGAACGTTAGGCCTGAGTGGCTTGTAAGCGGTGAAGAGCCAATGACTGCTGATGATTATTCAAATAAACCTGAGAATAAAAAAATTGAAGGCCGTCTCGGGGACAATGGAAGTGACAACGCGTCAGCCAGTGAAGACGAAGTTGATGTGGTACTTCTGAAGGATATTGAGTTTGCAGGTTCAGATGATCACCTTGTCAAAGATGGCGATAGTGGCTATAAGGTTAGGTTCTCGAAATCCACCCTTCAGAGAGTAGGCGCCAATCCAAGTGGTAGCAGTATAGTGTGCTTTCCGATTAGAGGCGGCAGCATGGAGCCAGCCATGCCTGATGGAACTACCATTGCAGTCAACTTAGAAGATAAAAAAATCGTTGATGGTAAGATTTATGCCATAAATGAAGATGGGTGGAAAAGAATCAAACTTCTCTACCGTACTGGTCCAGATACAGTCAGCATTAGAAGCTATAACAGCGCTGAGTTTCCTGCCGAGGAGAAATCTTTGCAAGATCTCGAAATTCTCGGACGAGTATTCTGGTACTCAGTCCTATTGTAAGTCCAAATCCATAAAAAACGCCGCGCAAGCGGCTTTTTTATTATTAAATTCAAATAATTACGTCATAATTTCATTTTAATAGCAATTTTAATAGATAAATCTATTGATCCATTCAATAGCATTGTCTATTATCATTTCATCGGCAAACAACGGAGCCAATGAGATGAACACAAACTCCCTACCCAAACAAACCAGCCAGGAATTTGATATTCACGCCAAGCTCAGATCATCAAAGAGCCACTGGTCATATCTTTACGCCTCACAGCCTCATCAAGATGGTTTTAATTACCAATTTAACACCACTTTCATTGACGGAGTGGAGTTCGCAATTTACGAGCGTATCGATAATTATTTTGTCTTGGTTGATTTCTTTAAGTCATACGATGAAGCATGTGATGATGCTAAAAAAATCATTGATGCTTACCCTGACATTAAAAAAATGTTCGAAGCCAAACAAGAAACTTATTAATTAACTCAACTTAATAAAAACAACACCTTTTCGGGTGGGGACAAACTCACCCTGAGGAAATGAAATGCAAAATTCTCTCGCAGTTAACCAACCAATAAAAACGCCTCAAATGCTGTTCGGCTCTGACAACATTAATGACTTTGGCAACCGAGTTCAGAGCTGCCGGATGGAAGGTGATTCAATGCAGCCAACCATCGAACCCTGTGAGGTAGTGGCTTTCGTTGATTGTGGTGGCCGTGCGCTTACCCCTGGCCTTTATGTTTATACGATGGATGTATTTGGTCGTCCTTGCCTTTTTATTAAGAGAGTAGAGCCATTAGATTGTGGTTCATTGAAGATTATTTCGGACAACCATCATTACGAAACCTTCACCATCAATACCGATGAACTGAAAGAAATCAAAATTCACGGTCGCGTAGTCGCTTCTTTGGCTGTGAGGCGCTTCGTATGACTTTCATCAAAGACCAATCAGCATACAGATCAGCATGCCTCTATGCGGTCTGCGGTTACGAGGTAATCGCTCGTCTTTATCTTAAGAAAGCTTATGGGTACTAACTATGAACATTATCGATACCTACCGGCGCAGAATTGCTAACGCGGCATTAGCGCGTCTCCAGCGTAAGACTGGTGGAAACCTACTGATTATAAAACTGCCCGAAAACAAAATTGAAACCGTAGAAGTCAATGAGCACTTCATGAATCAGCTGTTATTACGCTTTGAAGGATTAACACGCGGTGGGCTTAGCAGATATGAGGGTGACGCAACTATCAAAACTGCATATCAAAATGCCATAGGAATTAATAAACACACCGAATATCTGACAGATTCAGGGAAATTGATTATCGACGAACTTCTGAACGAGGTTGTTGATTACGTGAAGCAGAAACATGTAAGCGGAGGAATTAACTGATGGCAGAAAATAACGACAACATCAAGCGGCTTGTCGCCAGGCTGAAAGATATCCACGAAAGAACTGGTATGAATTTCCCTGCATGGATGATGGATGAAAATCGCAGTGGAGATCACGAGCTTACTGCTGCCGAACAGCACGAGTGGGCTGAAATCATCTGTGAGTCTATGCGCGGAACTGTCGCCCTCCTCTACCTGATTGAATGCGAAAAGCGCTGGGGGCTTCGTGAAGGTGAGTATGTCTTCAGAAGTGAAGAGACAGTTTTAGGTCTTACAAGAGCGCTGATTGAGAACGTATTGATCAAGTACGTGGAAGAAGACCTCTTCCGGCACAAGCCAACGGAACACTATATGGCCGTGTTCCATTTTTACTGGGCAAACGACCAGCGCATTCAAGCAGGTGAACCGTCATGGTTTAACGAATTCCTGGATGGGATTTTTTTAGATGTCGCGCGCCGGTTGCGTGCCGGTGAAAAGCCGCCAGAAAAATCAATTTTGCATTAAGGAGAAACGAAAATGGCAATGAAAACTGAATTAGCACCAGTAGCGGCTCGTGACTTGCAGATTATCGAGTATCGCGGTCAACGCGTAGTGACCACTGAGCAGCTGGCTGCCGGGTATGGTGCAACTGAACAGATGATCACTAACAACTTCAACCGCAATAAATCACGTTTCGTTGAAGGTAAGCATTATTTCAAGCTTTCTGGCGGAGATGTTGAAATTTTGCGCAACTCTTTCAGCGGACTGCAAATCTCAAACAAAGCTCGCTCCCTGACTCTCTGGACTGAACGCGGCGCAGCTAACCACGCAAAAATTCTCGAGACAGATTAGTCCTGGGAATTCTATGACGATATGGCTGAGTTTTACTTCACCCGCCGCGCGTCTATTGCAATACCGTCAACACCGCTGACACTCAGCCGTTAAGAACTTGCCCTGATGGTTATCGAGGCCGAAGAACGTGCAGAAGCCGCAGCGCTGGAAAATAAAACGCTCTGCGCCACCGTTGAGAGTCTGGAGAAACACTTCACCAAAGGCATGACAATCCCGGCATTCTGTAAGGCTCTTAATGGCGTCAATATCAACAAAATGATGTGGTGGGTATTCGAGCGTGACTGGGTGTTCAACGAGCAACGTGATCCTGAGAAAGATCCTCGCTGGCGTGTCGCCTCATATGCCCGTGACAAATATCTCACAGAAGACCAGACGCAGATAACCCCACACGGCAAGGATGCTTTCACAAAGTTTACACCTGTGCTTCTGGAGAAAGGCTGTCATCGCCTATACCAGCTGTATATGAAAGGTGAACTGCCGATGAAAAAGACATGGAACGGCGAATACAGCCACGATAAAGCGATCTATACGCCTGAAGGCCTCTGAGATGTATGGCCAGTAGAGAAACGCGGGAAGGAAGGTGAACGGATGAAAATATGGGGTGGCGTAAGCCACCCATAGTAACGAAATCTATAATACGCCTTCATGCTCGAGTGCCTTGCGGGCGATTTCCCCTACTAAATCTACAAGCTCATACAGCAGCGTTGCTTCTTTCCCGGTAGTGGATAAATAGCCGGCAGCAACTGCAAGCGCCCTAATTCTCTCAAGCTCATTAACAGGATTAAGTTTTTGCTCATCACACATTAATGAATCTCCTTATCACGTTCGCTACCGATGAAATCGAGCTTCAACTGACTGAGGCTTTCTACCAGCGACTCCGCTTTCTCGAGGAGTACCAGATCGTCCTGACGTTTACGCAAACGGCGGCCAGCATCACTTGAGTCTTCATCTGATGCTTTGCGGGCCCCCGCCACAATATCTTGCAGCTCTTGGACAGAGTAATTGAGGTAACCATGAGCCTGGCGATCTAACTCTTCCATGTAGTCGTAAACCTTGGCCTGTAGCTCGTAGCTATAGCTCATTGCCATCAGGCAGGCCTCGCGTTTGGGGAAGTTATAGCAGGATTGGGCTCGCCCTTTGCCATCAATGTAATCTCCAAAAAATTTTGGAGATTGAATTTCACCCAAGACTTTTGGCACTTTCGCCATAAAACTGTCGTGGCGAAGCTTGCGGTATTTCTTGCATGGGAATGACATCCCCTCCTCTTTTGCTTTCAATTGACGTTCGGCATTAATGTAATCGACCATTTCCAGACTACTCATGGTTGGCGTAGAAATGCCGTGCTGGCCGATTTTAGGTTGAGCGAATCCCTCCCCGGTAGGGGCATAAAATTTAGTCATGATAATTTACCTGTTGTTAATTAGTTGGTAGCTGTCGCGACATAACGATCCTGCCAAAGGGTTATCGCAATTTCACGCAAGTTATTCGTAAAAGTATGCGGAGTCAGGCAACCTCCTTACGTGAGTCTTCGATGCGCTGGTTAATCCAGTCATCAACTTCACTTTCAACGAAGGCAATGGAGCGCGAGCCAATTTTGATGGAAGACGGGAATTTACCCTGACTCATTAGGCGGTAGAGCCAGGCCTTGCTGTAGCCAGTGCGCTTTTGTACTTCATGAAAACGAATTAGAGATGGTTGTGACATGTAACCCCCAGTTTAACTAATGCGTCCTTGTTAGACGCTGGTAGACAACGGGTAAAGGTTACCTTTGTAGATAACATGACTTCGGAATATTCCAACGCACGCTTGGAATATTCCACTTTTCATTTCTTATCGAGATCGACGCCTCGGAGCCATTTATCGATGGTTTTTCCTGATGGAAGCTTAAGCCCGAGCGTGTCAAAATCCTTATTGATTTCACTTTGACTGTTATCAAAGTGCTTTCGGGGATTATTTACAACATCCTCATCTTTATAACAAAGATAAAGTAATGACTTAATTAGTTTAGCCATTGACGTTATCGTTTTATTTCCAACATTTTCCGTTACAGCATTTTTAATACGGACTGATTCATCAGCTAGGCCAAAGAGATCAATCTTCATCCCACCATTAATTAGAATATCCAACTCATCCGCCATTATGACAAAATCGTCTGATGAATATGTCCTTGCCTCATAAAAACAAGGCCCACTCACTTCAAATCCTTTAGTCGATAAATCCCACCCTTCTGTTTTTATATTCAAGTTATTTCGCGGATGTATAAGTTGAAAAACATCTGCTTTCTTAGAGTTCTCGAACGCAGGTAATGTTAGCTCAGTATGTGGGATAGCAAACCATCCCTTAACATAATCGGCCCAGCAGGGTTGATCATCCTCAGCAGTGAAGAAATAAGCATTAGAATCCATAGATATTAGATTATATCTAGAGGAATAATGCATAGTAAAACCTTCTGAATTGTCGTTTAACTCATCTAATAAACTATCAGATAGAGAGGCGTAAAAATAACAAACGCTATCAGCTTTTTTGCTTTCCTCATAATGTACGCAGAGTTGTAATACGCCTATTGCTGCATAGTGCAAAAGATCTTCCACTTCACAACCTGATTTTTTGGCTGCCTGCTGAAGTGTATAATACTCCCTCTTTGGTAATGCCATATATCACCACCTAGCGTCCTCTGGTTTTGGTGGCTATGCCAGCCCGCAGAGGCGTACGGGTATTCGAAGATCAGCCTAGACATAGCCATTTCCTTTGAATGGATTATCGTCTACTGAAGTATACATGTCTAGAGTGCACTGTATGAATAACCAGTACATTGACGTCCATGACACAAAATCATGTTCATGCAGTTGTTCCAAAAAGCGCAAAAGTTGTTCCAACCTAAATGCATAAATACAAATAAAATCAATAAATTAAACAAATTTACAACTGGAGCGATTGGAACAACTTCTTTTCATCGCACATGAGTAAAACGCTTAGCCAGTGGTTTTATCAGCCAACTCATCCAGATAGTCTGCATACCACTGCAGCATCTCGCGCCGCCCATCGATGTACTGAGCATGATTGTAGGTACCGCGTATCGTGTTTCTGTCAGAATGTGCCAGCTGCGCCTCTATCCAGGCAGAATTGAATCCCTGTTCATGTAACACTGTGCTCATGGTGTGCCTGAATCCATGACCAGTGGCTTGACCGGCATAACCAATACGTTTAATCACCTGGTTAATGCTGGCTTCGCTCATCGGCTTCCCTGCGTCATTACGCCCCGGGAAAACATACTTTCCTCTGCCGGTAATCTCTTTAAGTTCGAGCAACAGCTCCTTGGCTTGTCTCGGAATAGGAACGAGGTGTGGCCGGCGCATCTTCATGCGCTCTTTTGGGATTAGCCAGAGATCTTTGCTCAGATCAAATTCATGCCACTCAGCAGCACGAAGTTCGATGGTTCGGACACTGAGGTACATGAGTAGTAATGTCGCGATGCGGGTAATTTTACTACCGCTATAAGCGTCGACAGCATGTCTGAAGGGGCCAATCTGAGCTGGTGAGAGATGAGGGAAATGTTGCTGTTTGGGGGATTTCAGAGCCCCTGCCAAATCAGTGACTGGATTGTACTCGGCCCTTCCGGTGATAACAGCATAAGTGAATATCTGGCGGCAAGCCTGTCTCGTTTTCTTGAGCTTATCCAGGACACCACGTTCCTCCATCTTCTTCAGAACAGAAAGCATGTCCATGGGTTTGATATCTGTAATAGCTTTTCTACCGATATAAGGGAAAATATCTTTTCGCAGATATTCGAGAATGTCGTCAGCATAACCGGAAGACCAATTCGGTTTCTTATGTTCATGCCATTCAAGTGCAAGAGACTCAAAACTGTTATTCACCGCGAGTATTCTGGCTTGCTTCTCCGCCTGCTTAACCTCAGACGGATCTTCACCATTAGCGAGTAATCGCTTCGCTTCATTTCGCTTATCTCTTGCCTCAGCGAGGGTTACATCAGGGAAAACGCCAATAGACAAGAGCTTTTCTTTTCCTGCCAGACGGTACTTCAGACGCCAGTATCTGGAACCATTCGGGTTAACTAGTAGGTACAGGCCGCCACCATCAGCCAGTTTGTAGGGCTTGTCCTGAGGCTTAGCGGTGCTTATCTGGCGTGCCGTTAACTTCATTGGGGGTATCTCTTTCCATTGAACCTGTATATACCCCCGAATGTACCCCCACTTTGGTGTGGATTTCAATAAAATTTAGTAGACGTAGGGAGAGCGAGATTAAGCTGAATGGCTTGGTATTACTGGATTTAGTAGACTTTGAGAGACGTTAGTAGAAGTGATAATGGTACGCCCTGTAGGATTCGAACCTACGACCTACGGCTTAGAAGGCCGTTGCTCTATCCAACTGAGCTAAGGGCGCACGGAGAAGCGCAAACTTCGCGGTGGTGAAACGCGAGGAATTATACGGTCAATGACCGATGAGTCAATGCCTTTTCCGCCTTCTCGGTCTATAAGGACTAGTCGGTTGTAAATACGGCTGTTTTTTCTCCGTTAGCGCCTGTTTCCCGAGCAGAATGCGTCAGTGCGAAAAGGCTTAGCCGCATTTAAGTAACGCCTGCTGTTTTCCTTTTCTGCTCACCGTCACACTCGTGTGCGGTATCCCGGCCGCCCGGAGGCTGGTCAATGACAGGACAACGGAGTGACAGCACAAAACCTGACGCCTTCCCCCTCACGCGCGCAGCACACCTTGCCAGGCATTACCGGTATTAAGCTTGAACCTATCGTCGCCCTCGCCTCATCCCGCACCGTCGGCGTTGAAGTGCTCAGCGTTTTGTCGCCGCATCAGCAAAGTGAGTGCTATTTTCACGATCAATCGGCTGTTCAGTCACTTATGCTACTTGAAGCGCAACTCGCCACGTTAAAAAAGGCACGCACCGGTGACAATCTTTTTATCAATCTGCCGATAACCGTATTAACAGTGCCGGAAATATTCCGGCGGCTGCTTCGGGTGGCCTGCCGGCCGCTCAACATTGAGATTGTCGAGCCAGCATCATTTTTATCGCTGTCTGCGGCGCTTCGCGCGCGCGCGTTCCGGCATATGCAGCAGCTAAGCGCAGAGGGCCACCGTATCTGGCTGGATGACGTTGATGAAGCGTTAGCGTCATCGTTTTTATCCTGTCACCTGCCGTTAAGCGGGGTAAAGATCGATAAGTTCGCATTCTGGCGTTTACGCGCCACGCCAGCCCTCGCGCATCTGGTCTCGCTCTGCTCAGAGCTCGCCGCGAACGTGCTAATCGAAGGGATTGAAACAGACAAGGATCATGCATGTGCTCTGCAGGCAGGCGCGGGGTTCGGTCAGGGATATTACTGGCCCTCCTGGACATGGCCGGAGGACTAA